ATCTACAAATTTGCTAATATGTTTAATCAAGCATATGTTATTGTAGAGAATAACGATCAAGGTTCAGTTGTTTGTAATGGTTTATATTATGATTTAGAATACGAAAACGTGTTCTTAGAGTCTGTGGTAAAAGCTAATTCAATTGGTGTTACTATGACTCGTAAAGTAAAAAGGATCGGTTGCTCAAACATTAAAGATTTGATTGAGCAAGGGAAACTTACAATTAATGACGCAGAAACCATTATAGAACTATCAACCTTTGAAGCAAGAGGTAATTCTTTTGAAGCTTCAAATGGTAATCACGACGATATTGTAATGAGTCTAGTTTTGTTTGGTTGGTTTTCAACCAATGCGTTTTTCGCTGAGCTTACGGATATTGATATGAAGTCTCTTTTATATTCAGAAAGAATCAAAGCAATGGAAGAAGAAATTGTTCCAGTTGGATTCTTTGAAGATGGTAGAGAAGACAAATATGAGAGAGAAGGTGGTATGGTCTGGGAGACTGTAAACACTGGAATTTACTAATCTTATAAATATAATCGAGTGACAATAAATAAACGTATTATGATTCATATTATCCCGAGCTTATAATCTTTTTTTGGAGAGGAATAAAAATGGCTTTTCAAGTATCACCAGGAGTTCAAGTCAAAGAGATTGACTTGACGAATGTGATTCCAGCGGTATCCACATCTATTGGTGGTTTTGCTGGCGCATTCAACTGGGGACCTGTTGAAGAGATTCGTACAGTTGGTTCTGAAAAGGAACTTGCTGCGGTCTTCGGCACCCCAGATAACAACACCGCGAAATACTTTCTAACAGCTGCTAGCTTCCTAACCTATGGTAATGCATTAAAAACTGTCCGCGTTGCAGCGACAGGTATGCTTAATGCTACTACAGGCGCTAGTGGTTTATTAGTTAAAAATCGCGATCATTTAGACGACGTAACAACAACAGGTTTTGAATTCATTGCAAAATACCCAGGAGTTTTAGGTAACTCTTTGAAGGTTGATATCTGCCCAGCAGATCCTGCTTCTTTTACTGGCTGGGCTTATGCAGGAGAATTTGATGCTGCACCAGGTACCTCAGACTTTGCGTCTGAGCGTTCATGCACAAACGATGAAATGCATATTGCAGTTATCGATGAGGATGGTCTTTGGAGTGGTACACCAGGTACTGTTCTAGAAACATTCCCATTCGTATCTCAAGCATCAGATGCAAAATCAGCACAAGGTACATCAAACTATTGGATTGATGTTATTAACGGAAGTTCTGCTTATGTTTGGGGCGGTGATGCACCATCCCTTCTAACAAATTCTGGCTCTGCTACTGCAACTGTTGCAGGTGACTATATGGCTTCAATTGTAGCTTCTGTAGTTAGTGAATCATTAGCAGCCGGCGCAGATAACAATGCACCAACTGTTGGCGAACTTCAGCTTGGCTTCGATATGTTTGAAGATGCAGAAACTGTTGATGTCAACCTACTATTCTCTGTACCAGGAGCAAATGGTGGCGATGATGTTACGTTAGCAAATGACCTATTAAGCATTGCGGCAGCTCGTAAAGACGTTGTTGCATTTATTTCCCCTCCAATCGAGGATACAGTAGGAACAGCTACACCAGCAACTGATGTAAAAACATTTGCTGATCAATTGACTTCAACGTCATATGGTGTAATTGATTCTACAGCACTTAAAGTATACGACAAATATAATGACGTATATCGCTGGATTCCAGCTGCTGGTCACATGGCCGGCCTTTGTGCAAATACTGACCAAGTGGCTGATGCATGGTTCTCACCTGCAGGCTTTACGCGTGGTCAAATCTTGGGTATTACAAAGATTGCTTTCAATCCAAAGCAAGCTGATCGTGATACTCTTTATAAAGCACGGATTAACCCAATTGTTTCTTTCCCTGGTCAGGGCACTGTACTATATGGTGATAAGACTGCACAATCTAAACCTTCTGCATTCGATCGCATCAACGTACGTCGTCTCTTTATCACTTTGGAAAAAGCGATTGCAACTGCTGCTAAATTCCAACTCTTTGAGTTCAACGACGAATTTACTCGTGCAATGTTCCGCAATATGGTAGAACCATTCCTGCGTGATGTTAAGGGTCGTCGTGGTATTACCGACTTTGCAGTTGTATGTGATGCAACAAACAACACTGGCGAAGTTGTAGATACTAACCGTTTTGTTGCGGATATCTACATCAAACCAGCTCGTTCTATTAACTTCATCACATTGAACTTCATCGCGACTCGTACCGGCGTTGAATTCTCTGAAATTATTGGTCAATAAGGAGAATAAACAATGGCAATTTTAGGCGTAGACGATTTTAAATCTAAGTTAGTTGGCGGTGGTGCACGTAATAACCTCTTCAAAGTAGAAATGGGGTTTCCAGCTGGTATCGGTGGTGCAGCTGAATCTGAAGTTGGTGGCTTTTTAATTAAAGCAGCACAGCTTCCAGCTTCTAATATTAACCCAATCATGGTACCATTCCGTGGTAGACAACTTCAAATCGCGGGCGATCGCGTATTTGAACCTTGGACAGTTCAGGTTATCAATGATACAAACTTCTTATTGCGTGATGCATTTGAGCGTTGGATGAACTATATTAACGCTCACTCTGCAAACACAGGTGAAGTTACTCCATCAAACTATTTTGCTGATGCATCAGTTTATCAGCTTGATAAAGATGGTAATCAAATCAAAGGCTATACATTTAGAGGCTTATGGCCAACAAACGTATCAGCAATTGAAGTATCTTATGACGCTGAAAATACTATTGAAGAATTTAGTGTTGAGCTTCAAGTACAATACTGGGAGTCAAATACTACTTCTTAACAGTGGTATAAATAATAGCAGAGGGGATAAAACCCCTCTGTTTATTATAACGTAGGAAAAGATTAAATGGCTGAATTATTCGGTTTTGAAATTAAAAGAAAAGAGCAAGAAAAAGAAGATTCTAAAAAGAAATCTTTTGTTGCTCCTATGGAAGATGATGGTTCTAGTTACGTTCAAGCTGGAGGTCACTTTGGCCAGTACATAGATATGTCTGGTACCGAAGGCGCTAAAAATGAAATTGATCTGATCCGCCGTTATAGACAAATTGCTCAGCACCCAGAGTGCGATGCGGCGATTGAAGACATTATAAATGAATCTATTGTATCAGATACAAAGGCCGCTCCTATTGAGCTTCTTACTGATGATTTAGATCAGCCTGATAACGTAAAAAAATTAATTAGGCAAGAATTCGAAAATATTATTCAGCTCCTTCAATTTAATCACTATGGACACGAAATTTTCCGTAAATGGTATGTTGATGGACGTTTATTTTATCACATTATTATTGACGAATCAAACCCTAAAAAGGGTATTAGCGAATTACGTCCAATTGATCCAACTAGAATTCGTAAAGTAAAAGAAGTTGAACAACAAAAAGATCCTAAGACTGGCGTAAATCTTATTAAAAATATTAATGAGTATTATCTTTATCAAGATAGCGCAATGAATAAGTCCAATCAGGGATTAAAGATTTCTAAAGATTCTATTCAATATACAACATCTGGTTTATTAGATACTTCTCGTAAAATGGTTTTATCTTATTTGCATAAAGCTATTAAACCAGTAAACCAACTTCGCATGATGGAAGATTCACTAGTAATTTATAGATTATCTAGAGCTCCGGAACGTAGAATTTTCTATATTGATGTTGGTAACCTTCCAAAAGGTAAATCAGAAGAATACCTACGTGGTATTATGAATCAATACCGTAATAAACTTGTTTATGACGCATCTACTGGTGAAATCAAAGATGATCGTAAACATATGTCAATGTTAGAAGATTTCTGGCTCCCACGTCGTGAAGGTGGTAGAGGTACAGAAATTTCAACACTTCCAGGCGGAGAAAACCTAGGTCAAATTGACGATGTTTTCTATTTCCAAAAGAAATTATATAGATCACTAAATGTTCCAGTAAACAGATTAGAACAAGAAGCTCAGTTCTCATTAGGCCGTTCAACTGAAATTTCTCGTGATGAAGTAAAATTTCAGAAATTTATTAATCGTATGCGTAAGAAGTTTTCTTGGTTATTCCTAGATCTTCTTAAAACGCAATTAGTGTTAAAGGGTATTATTACCGAACAAGACTGGAAAGAAATTAAAGAAGATATTGCAGTTGATTTTATTAAAGATTCTCATTTTTCTGAGTTGAAAGAATCAGAAATTCTGAGAGATAGATTAGAATTATTAACTGAATTAGATCAGTATGTTGGTGTATATTTTTCTCGTGATTGGGTTCGTAAAAATATTTTAATGCAATCTGATGAAGATATTCAAGCTATGGCCAAAAAAATTGAAAGTGAAAAGCAATCGGGAGAAATAGAAGATCCTGATGCTGATGAAAATGTAGAAATTTAAATTATTATAAATAATGTTAAAGGATAAATTATGACTGATACAAATGATTTAATTACTGCTTTAGCTAATAATAGAACAGCTAAAGCAAATAACGTATTCAATGATCTTATGAGTACAAAAATTAGTAATGCACTTGACGCTCGTAAGATTGAAATATCTGATGATGTATTTAACGGCGTAGAACAGGAAATAGTAGATGCAGACGTTCAAGGAATTGAGATTGAATCTGACATTGAATGAAGCTTCTGAAAAAGAAGTTAAATCTTTCAAGGTTGGAAAAAAATCGAAAGCTGTAGTTAAAAAATCAGGTTCTAAGTTTTCCGTTTATATAGATGGTGAGCTATTAGATAAAGATTATAAATCTGCTAAAGAAGCAGAGAAGGCCGCAAAGGAATTTGCGGATCTTATGGGAGCATAATTAAATGAAGCTGATTACAGAACTTTATGAAGAAAATTTAAATTATATTACCGAAGAAAGTAATGGTAAAAAGAATACCATTATTGAAGGTATTTTTATGCAGGCCGAATCTAAAAATAGAAACGGTCGTGTTTATCCTCGTAGAGTGATGGAAAAAGCTGTTAATAAATATGTAACAGAACAGGTTAGTCGCGGAAGAGCTGTTGGTGAGTTAAATCACCCAGAAGGACCAACAATTAACTTGGATAAAGTTTCCCATCGTATTACCGAACTAAAATGGGATGGTAATAATGTGATGGGTAAAGCACTCGTATTAGACACTCCAATGGGACAAGTCGTAAAAGGTCTTGTAGAAGGTGGTGTTCAACTGGGTGTTTCTAGTCGTGGTATGGGTAGTCTTGTGAACCGTAACGGGGTAAATGTTGTTGGAGATGATTTTCTTTTAGCAACAGTGGACATTGTCCAGGATCCCTCAGCACCAGAAGCTTTCGTTAATGGAATTATGGAAGGCGTTGAATGGATCTGGGAAAATGGCCTGCTAAAAGCACAAGACGTTGAAAAATATGAGACTGAAATCAAAAAGGCATCTTCATCCCAATTGGCGGAAAGCCAGTTGAAGGTGTGGAAAGATTTCCTCTCAAAACTTTAACTCTATTTTATCAAGGAGTAAAATATATGTCTGAAGAGACCAAATTAGAAGAGTTGGATCTTATCGAAGACGTTACTGAAGTACAAGAAGAGCTCCAAGATGAAGACCTCGTAGAAGACGTTGAAGTTGATACCGAGGAAAACATCGCGGAAGAAGAAGTAGTTGTAGAAGAAGTTGAAGAACTTGAAGAAGCAGCTGCGCCTAAGACTAAGGCTGGTATTATTAATGCCATGTACTCAGAAATGTCTAAGATGAAAAAATCCGACTTGCAAGCCGCCTATGAAAAATTTATGGGTAAAGATGACGACGGCGATGACGACGATGACGATGACGATGATGATATGGACGAATCAGTTCAAGACGATGGCGCAGAAGCTATCGCTGCGACAGATAAAGCCATTGAAAAATCAAAGCCAGGTAAAGTTGCTGAACCAAAGGGTAAATCAAAAGGGAAGATGAAAGAGTCATATGACTTTAAAGCTGACCTAGATGCACTTGTTGTTGCAGATGACAATTTATCAGAAGGCTT